ATCAATACAAGTAAGATTTTAATGAGTTTAATCATTTACTTCTCCTTTTTATGATAGTTACTTACTTATCTACGCATTTTCGAAATATCTACGGCCTGTTCATCACTAAAAACCGGCACTGCATTGCTCTTATGCATAGTGGCAATACCCTTAACCTTAGTACCTGTGTAGACTTTGGGTTGTGCTAGGGTAGCTACGCCGCTGTCTTGTCCCAAACTCTTAATATGAGCAGTACTGCGGCCAGCGGGCACTGATAATGTGTAAGAAAGAGGTTCTGCTTCCATGGCACGTCGACGTTTACGCTCATCAGCTTCAACACCCCAACGCTTTTGCAGGTCTTTCCAATCTTGATCCAATTGTTCACTTTTTCGTTTGGCGTCTGATGATGCAAATTTTGTTTTGCCTTTTCGTTTGCCAGTTGTGGACAACCAAGGTCCTTCTAAATGCATCGACATTATTGTGCAGGTTTCTTATCAATCTCTTTGAACACTTCTGCTGAACGGCGAGCCGCAATCCTTGATACTTCTGCATCTAATTTGGCTTTTTGTAATCGATTAGCATCTCCTGTTGGCAATGCTAACAGTACATAGGTACGGAATCTTGTTCCTTCTGCTACACGTTTGATCTGTGCAATTTCTGCACCAGTGACGTCAACCTTACGACACATACTACGAATTGCCAATTCGCTACGTTCGTTTGTAGCAGTCTCTGTATCCATTCGATACACTGAACTGGCTTTATCAACTTCGCCGCCTGCTGAAGTACAAATCTTCCCCATAGCAACTACTTTGGCTTTTTCGTCTGCCATTGAAAAATCATGACTGACTGCAGTGCCATTTGCATAAACTGCATTATTGCTCTGTGGTAATTTTGTCATCCAATCCGGTGCTTTATCTAAAGCTCGTTCAACAAATTTTTCTTGTTGCTCTCGAGTCTCGTATGCTCTACGCTCATAAGGATCTCGAGGAGCAGAGCTACATGCGGCAAGTATAGCCACAAGGGGCAATAATGTTAAAATCTTTTTCATATCAGTTTCCTACTTTCTTAATGTATTGTCCAGCACGACTCAGGTCTTCGCCTGCACCTGAAACTGCACCACCAATTGTACCGCAAGCGGCGAGTGATAATGTTGCTAAAACTAATATTAGTTTTTTCATGATTTGCCTTTCTGTTAATTAAACTCTTTAATTGCAATAGTACGATAATAAACTCTACGAGACTCAACTGGAATAGTTTTTATCATTTCTTGCACTTGCTCAACACTCATACGTTGATCTAAACGTAGACTTATTTTATACTTACTAAACAAAAAAATCAACTGTTCTTGGCTATATTTGTTGCCTTTTGGCAAATATGTTCGGAACACCGTTGGTAGTATAAAATTTTCTTCAATTGGTTTATTCTCATACATTTCGTATGGAAACAAAATATGGGCTTGATTGTTATAGATTGATATCAAATATAAGTACATCGGTTCTTGTACCGAAATTTGATAATTCAAATATTCGCCTGCCCTATATACATCATTGCCCCGAATATTGATTGAAATGTATTTTGATTTTTCAACTTTGAGTTGAACATTCACAACACATTTATTGCCAATAATAGATTTTGATTTTCTAACTATTTCTGATACAGTACCTCTTGCACTGACTTCGTAGTTTTTTTCAAAGTTACAATCTGCAGATTGATTAGTGTCTTTACAGTTATAAATCTGCGTTGATTCTAGTACAACACCGTTCTTACTTTTGATTGCATTTTCAATAGCTAGATTTTCTGCAATTGAACATGATTGCTCTTCTGAAAATCTATCAGAGATTAGAAACTCGCCAGTGCCCAGTGTTTGGGCACCAACGCTACTGGATAGTAATAATAGAGCTAATGTATGTTTCATTAACTGTATTATACACTCAATTGTTCCTTTCGTCTAGTGTATTGGCAACCAAAACAATCATGTCTTCAAAGTCTAAATTGCTTAGTTTATTGCCCAATTCCATAACACAATCTTCTATGCTATTCCAATCTTTTATGCCTAACATTTCATAGACTTCTTGGCGACTTACGTCTTCTTCTCGCATGTTACATACCCAAAGTACTGTAACAAATGTTAAACTAAAAATTTTTTCTTGATCCCAAACACCGTTATTTGCGCACCACTCTAAAGTACGTTGTAGATAATAATCAATATCGCCTACTCGATTTTCTAACTGCGAAATCCAAAGTTGAGTGTCTTCTCTAGACCAATATGTCATACTCTAAAACTTTCTCCACATCCACATTTATCACGTTCATTAGGATTACGAAACTCGAATCCTTCATTGAGCCCGTTGCGAGCCCAATCAATAATAAGTCCATTTAGATATGCAAATGACTTAGCATCAACTAGCACTACAAACTCTGGTTGGGCATAGTTAGTAACTCCGTCTTCGGGAGTGTAACTATCAACATATTCTAATGTATAAGCAAGGCCGCTACACCCTGTAGTTTTTACACCCAAACGTATACCGACACCTTTTCCACGTTGAGTTAATAAACGTTTAATCTTTTTAGATGCTGTGTCGGTTACGGTAATCATTTACGGCTGCTTTGATGGCATCTTCAGCCAATATTGAACAATGTATCTTAACTGGAGGAAGAGCTAGTTCGTCGGCGATTTCGGAGTTTTTGATTTCTCCGGCTTTGTCGATGTGCATTCCTTTGACCCACTCTGTAATGAGGCTCGAACTCGCGATAGCCGATCCGCAGCCATACGTTTTAAATTTCGCATCTGTAATAATACCTGTATCATGATCAACCTTTATCTGTAGTTTCATTACGTCGCCGCAAGCAGGTGCGCCAACCATACCAGTACCAACACTAGGATCACTCTTATCAAAAGATCCGACATTCCTGGGATTTTCATAGTGGTCAACTACTTTATCACTGTAGGCCATAGCAGGTACGCTCTCTGTAAGTATTGCCGTCCGAAGTCTGTACTTCTTTCCATGCTGTACAATTCTGTTGTAGTGGTTGTACAACGATAGGCTGTTGTTCTACAATGATAGTTTCACGACGATTGTTATTAGCAATGGCCGCGCCAACTACTCCGCCAATGACTACAGGTGCTAGCCAATAGCCAAAACTAGGACCATGCGGACGATGACCATGATGTCTCCAACCGTGATTGTGTTGAGCAAATGCTGTAGCACTGACCGTTAGTAAAAGAACAGTTAAAAGTTTTTTCATATTATACCCCTTGTAAGTATATAACGTATTTACCAGGGGTTTTGTTGACATTAAGCCGCTTCTTTACGAGCGTTCTTAACTGCGGTAACATCGTTACGAGTTTCTTTGCAAAGTTTAGCCAAGTCTTGGCAAGCCTTACGGACACGGGTGCCGGCAGCGCCAACTTCCTTGTCATAGAACTTTTCGAAGTCTGCTTCCATAGCTTCTACGATTTTTGTGAACTCTTGATATTTGTTTGCTGACATAATTGTCTCCTTTGTTATATTAGTTATTACCAGTGACGTATTGTGTTCGCAATAATGAAACAACACGTTATCACATGTATGATGACCCAGAAGGTCTTTAAAAACAACGCTATACGTGCTTCTCTTAAAGTAAGTATAGGTGTATCTGGACGATCTTCGTCTGTTTGGCCCATTAAATGGCCAGTTGCTCTCGCCCAAACTTTCTCTAAACTGTTCATAGCGGACCTAACTCAGCCTCCAACCATGCTTTACAGTCAGTCCAATTACGGTACATATGGGCACGGCCACCTGCTTTAATCCATTCTTCATTGTTGCTACGTCGATCGTCGATTAAGATATCCTCGGGGCATTTGCACCTTAACCACTTATCATAACTATAAGGTCCAAAGAAAACAGGTATGTGAGGGAAGTGATATTTTGCCCACCAAACTTTATCAACAAATGCCCAGGGCATATCATTGTTATGCGGAACAGCCGTTAAGAAATACAAACCAACATCTGGATGTTTTTCAGTATATTCTGTAACCCAATTAACTAGATCAACAGCTCCGGCCCTTACAGGAAGTTTACTGTACATACGCTGATCGTCTTTAAGTCTATTCCACACCGGCAAAGGAAGCATTTCACCTTCTTGCCATGCAGGTTCTTTAAGGTATGTTCGCGCATAGCCCATCCAGTCAGCGACTACATCGTCCATGTCTAAATAAATGTTCATTTTATATTTTAAATTCTTTAACCTGCAAATACAGTAGCTGACCCGGCAGTTATTGCCCCAGAGTCTGCAGAATCTCCTACTCGAGCTATAGGTTTGTTATTAACAAACACTGTACCCGAACCTGCATTAACAGCAGCGGCATGGGAAACTGAACATCCTCGGCCGGATACCGCGTGTACAACTGTTGGATCACCCTGACGTTCTATACCTAAGCTGTTGGCAAATACATTACCTGATGGGCCGGTAAGCGTAGTTGATCCGTCGCAACCGTGTCCAGTTGCAATTGAGTCTCCAATTCTTGCTACTGCTGGCATGATATTAGGCTAGCGCGATGCCAGTTGTTGACTCAAGAAACTGTTTAGCAAATGCTTCATCAGTTGCTTCTGCTACTGTGACTGTAGACTTTTGCAAACGAATATCTGCATTAGGACTAACAGTAAACAAGTATGGCATTAGTCCTGGACCTTTTTGTCCCATACCAATAACCATTGGCTTTGATAGTTTGTAATATAACGCACCATCTTCTACTAGTTTAGCAACGATTTCTTCGCCGCTGGTTAGTTTAAGGGTGATAACTTCGCCTTCAGAGACGCCTTTATTGATTAACATTTTTAGTTTCCTTTTTAGTATCCGGTACCGTTGAATCCGGTTTCGTCAATATATTTTCGTAATTCTGTAAATCCGCCAATTACATTACCATTGATAATAATTTGTGGTACTGTTCGAGCATTTGGTACTGCTTCGAGCAATTCTTCTTTAGTGTATCCATCTCCGATTTTACGTTCTTCAAATGGAACACCCTGTTGTTTTAATAATGCCTTTGCTTGATCGCAATAAGGGCAGTGGTACTTTGACCATACAATAACTGGTGTTGTCATAATTTCTCCGATGTCTTATTATAGCACAGGCAAGGCATCATAGTCAATACCTTCGCCCATAACTCCGATGACGTAATTAGTCGATTCGTTTTCTTGTAGTGCTGTTTGTTTCTTGCTAGTATCAGTATGCTTGTTGAACCAAGGGATCGGAGTGGACTTAGGAGCAGCCGCTTGGTACTTGATACCGATTTGCTTTAATGCATCCACTGCGGTGTAGTCCACAAAGTCACGCAGAATGTTTGCATTCAATCCAATAACTGGACCCATCTTAAACAAATAGCTGGCCCAATCTTTTTCTTCCCGTATAACATCCATGTACAGCGAATATACTTCAGCTTCACATTCTTGTTTAGCTTCAGCAAAGCGAGGATCTTCTTTGATAACTTGATTAATCATGTAGGCTGTCCAACCCTTATGCAATAACTCGTCTTGTAAAATCAAACTAATAATGTTACCATTGCCAATAAAGATTTTATTCTCAACCATTGCAAGACTTGTAGCAAAGCTAACCATAAAGCGGAATGCTTCTAGTGCATAACTTGCATGTAAGGCCATCCATACTGCACGAACGTGTTCTTTTTCTGTGACTTCTTGCCCGAGTTCTTTACGGCAGTTGATAACATGTAGCTTGTCATAGTAGTTGCCCACACTAGAAGCCATATCTACAATTTCTTTAGTGTCATGGATAGTATTAAACACATCCTTTGGCACATTATAAATGTTGCGGATTATATGGCTGTAGCTTTTACTATGGATATTTGTTTCAAAGAATCCCCAGTTGTACATGAGAGCTTCAACTTCGGGGAGACTACAAACAGGAGTGAATACCTGTGTTGGTCCTCTACCTTGCAAACTATCAAGTGCTGTTTGACGTAGTAGGTTGCTAGTGAATATATGTTTAACTGCATCGCTTGCATCCTTAAAATCGTTAGCGTCTTTGGTAAGACTAA